GTTGATAGCCGCATAAACCGTTACATAACTATTTATGTTATTATGTATTAAAAGCACTTCTAGGCTTTCATATCCAAGATCATTCTGACTTTTTACTACATATTTTGCTGTTCTATAAGCACTAGCACCAAAACTATCAATGACTGTATCAGTTGTTACAGCAATGTTGGCACGCTTGCTTATTGTTGAATTTGTTGTTACTGTATTTGCTGTGGCATTATTAGCAGATATATTACCTGTAACACTTAAACTTGTTAATGTACCAACACTAGTAATATTTGGCTGACTTGCTGTGGTTAATGTACCTGTTAGTAAACTACCCTTAACAGTACCAGTATTTGCATAAACATTATTATTTACTACTAAATTACCACGTATTGTTGTAGTACCTGTGGTGCTACCTGCTGTAATATTTGCTGCTAGACCAAAGTTAATATCTGTAGCAAGACTGCTGAATATACCGGCTGCTCCAGTACCACTGTCATAGGCTAGCATTGCTCCATTAACACTTACACAACCACTATTTGATATTAGATAGTTTGCACTAATAGTATTTGCGCCACCAATATTACCAACGTTAGCATTAGCACTGACATTCAGTGTTCCTGTAACCGATACAGTATGGGTAGGGGTAATATTACCTCCCATTCCTATATTACCGTCTGTGCTTATGAATATTTCATTTGTGAAGTTTACTGAATTACCATTTGAAACATTTGCAGTAGATACTCTACCTATGCGCAGAGGTATAGTGTTGCTGTGAACTAATGCCCCTTCTAACCCTAAATATTTCATCAAGCCTACGCGGCGTAAACCGGAGGCATCAACAGTAACACCTAAACCTTCACCATCTATAACTATTGAACTAGTTTGTGTACCTACTGATGTGATATTTGGCTGTGCGGCTGTTGTTAGATTGCCAGCAATAGTTGTTGCTTCAACATTACCTTTGAATGTCTGCGCACGAACATTCCCCAATGTAGTGAACGTTACAACTTCTGAACTTATTGTTGTTTGGCTACCAAATGCAAATTCCGCATTGCTGTTGTCCCAACCCATAAATGCAATACGGGCTTGTGTGTCGTAATAGTTTAGTGCTGAGCCGACATCTTTATTTGTGTTAGATACTAGTGGTGCGCCGTTTGGACCTGTTTGTAAATTGATGATTGGATCTTTGATTGCGAGTTCTTCAACATTTACATAGACAAGATTGCCGTTGACTACAAGATTTCCACCAATTGTGCCGTTGCCACTAACTGATAGGTCAGTAAGTGTACCTACTGATGTGATGTTTGGTTGCGATGCTGTATATATTGTGCCTGCAACTAATGCATTTGCTACTTGACCATTAATATTTCCTGCAGGAATTTGTGTGAGTCCGGCAGCATTACCATATATTGCGCCAGTTGATGATACAATGTTTCCAGTAACAGTTAAATTATTTGTAGTTTTATTAAATGTAAAATTGGCGCTACCAGCAAAGTTAGCATCATCATTAAACTGTATCTGTGTATTGCTACCGCCTGGATCTTGTCCAAAATTCCATGCTGTACCATTGGCATAATAAAGATTATCTGTTTTAACACCGCCGGTAGTAAGATTTCCTGTTAAGTTAGCACCTGCTGTGGTAACTACCATTATATTGGCAACACCTGCTACAGTTGTTGCTACATTGCCGTTAGCATAAACTCTAACATTGCTATTGCCATTTTCAATCTCAAAAGTACCGCTACTTGTATTGCCTTCAACAATAAACTCTCCGCCGAGTTCATTTCTAATAACAACGAATCCATTAGCGTCAACACTTATACTTGCTGTATCTAGGTATAAAGTATTACCACCGAAATAACCATTTCGCCAACGTGCGTTTGCACGTCCTAAATCATAGACATCATCTGCACCTGGAATAATATTGCCTGTAGCATTTATATTACCTGGTACATTTAAATTACCGTTGTAACTTAAAAATGTAAATCCTGTATTACCTGTTGCGACTCCGTTAGTATCAAATAAAATTTGTGTAGGCTGAGACTGTATGGTATCTTGAATTTCAATCAACATACCATCAACAACCAATTCACCATCTATTTCTATAGGTTGTGTATATAAGCCTTGTTTAAATTCATTTACAATAAAAGATGTATTGGCTGCAATAAAGTATGGCATGGGAGCAGCACTGTTGCCTGCTATATTTCCTATATCGTCCCAACTTAGATTGCCTGCTCCGTCTGTTCTAAGATATTGATCAGCATTACCGCCGGTAATTTTTACATTGCCGACGTTGCCTAAATTGCTTACTCCGGTAACATCTAGATTTGCAAGATTTGCTCCGGTACCTGTGAATACAGCAACATTAGCGTTACCTGCAACACTAACTTGAATATTGCCGTTAGCAGCAGGAATGTTTACATTACTATTGCCGTTGCTTATACTACTTGTGCTTATAGTACCAAACGATAGACTACCTCCACCGTCAGTTGTGAGAAATTGTCCAGTAGAACCACCGAAGATGCGTACATTACCGACATTACCTAGATTAGATACACCATTGGCAGTAAGGTTAGTGGTTGTTACGTCACCGTTAGCCTGTACTACTGTGACAGCAGGATCCCCTGTCGAGAATCCTGCTATAGAGTTTAACGGACGTATTGCCATTGCTCTTGGACCCTATTAATTAAATGTATCTGTACTGAGTAGTCCATACCGTAGAGTTTGAACTGCTAGGTGTTACTTGTAATTCTATGTTGCCACTCGTTATATTTACAGCCAGTGTTCCTGTGGTACTACCTAGGGTCACGCCACCAAATGTGGCGTAGTCAACAGATGTTCCATCTGTCACTGCCTGTACTGTTGCAACAGTATACTTGCTACCTGCAGCATCTACACCTTTAACCAACCACTGAATTCCAGTAATACCAGCCACTGAGATAGTTGATATAGCCTGATTTGCTGTGATGGATGAAGTAGTCACATCGTCCCAAGTGATGACAGTGTTACCGATGTTAACCGCCGTGCTTGCTGTCAGATTACTTGCTACTAGATTACCTACATTAAAGTTACCTGATACACCTAAATTACCAGTAACATTAGCACCAGTAGCAGTCACCACAAATGATGTATTACCGCCCGCTGTTATATTAACATTGCCGTTAACTACAGGAATAGCAACATTACTTGTACCATTTGCTAATGTGCCAGTAAAGAAATTGGCAGTAACTAGATTACCTAGATTTGCATTGGCTGCTACTATATTGCCGCTGAAGTTTGCAGTATTACCTGCAAGTTCTAGATTCACAGTTAAGTTGCTTGTTGTAACATTGCTTGCGATATTTGCAAAGTTTGCTGTTAATAAATTACCTGCACTAGTGTTAAGTGCTACTATATTGCCACTAAAGTTTGCAGTGTTACCAGCAAGTTCAAGATTTACTGTCAAGTTATTGACAAGTACGTTACCACTGAAGTTTGCAGTATTGCCGCCAATTGACGTATTAACTGTCAAAATATTAGTTATTGTTGTGCCAGTTACATTTGCGTTAGCAGCAAATACTGTTGAGTTTGCAGTTACGTTAGCACCAACAACATTTGCACCAGCTGCTACGTTGCCAGTAGTTGTTAGATTTAAACCACTTACGTTAGCATTTGAACTGATAGTACCAGTTGCTTGTATATTGCCACCAACTGTTAGGTCAAGTGTGATATTAGCAATGTTACCAATGCTCAAGTTATTTGCAGTGACATTACCGTTGCTTAGACTATTCCAACTTAGGCTGCTGAATGTTGCATCACCAAGATTTGGTGTTGTTAGATTTGCGCCTGCCTTGACAACTATGTTACCAGCAACGATATCAGTTGTGACCCCATCAGTGTTTGCGCTGATAGTTGTACCAGTGATGTTGATACCATTGCCTGCAGTATAACTACCTGCTGCGCTGAACTGTGTGAATGTGATATTGTCAGTACCGATAATGACTTCACCACTTGGTGCTGTCATAACATAACTTTCACCTGCACCAGTTAGACCTGATGTGACGAATACATATGAACCCTTGCTCAAGCCATTTGGTGAGTCTGGGTAGTACTTGTCAAAGTCAGTTGCTCTTGTTAGTACCCAAGCAGCAGAGCCGTTACCTGTGTCACTTACAACATAAACGCCATTTTCATATGCGTTTGACTGTGTATGTACAAGTATGCGATCACTGTTTGCTGTTGCGATGCCGTCAATAGATAGTGCAGCATTTGCACCAGCGTTTGTCAATGTCGCGCCAACACCTGGATTTGCTCTTGATGCTTGGCTTAGACCTGCGCCGTTAGTCAATGTTGTGACTTCAACGCCATAGTATCCATCTTTGACTGTGATTTGATTTACAGCAGGAGCACTGAATACCCAATATGCTTCACCACCAACGATACCATTGAATGAGTTAGTCCATACGATGCCGTCATTCACGCTCAAGCCGTGACTTGCACTGAATGTGATCGTCTTACCACCACTGATATCAGTAGTAGTTTGTGTTGTACCACCTTGTGCATATGTGCCGTTTAGTGCAGTTGGGGTTTCAAGACGTACTGGTGTGTGAATGTCAAGACCTTCACCTGCCATTACGTCAACATATTCTTTAGTTGCCGCATCGTTTGCATTTACTGGACCAGCAAGGTGAATGATCTTCTTGCCAGAAACATCAACTGCGCCTGTGCCTGTTGGAACCAATGTTATAGTTTGATCGGCGCCAGAAGCAGTGATCGTCAAATTACCGCTAGCAGTGATGTTTGATGTCAATACGCTGCCTAAATTTGCTTGACCAGTGACTTGTAGATTTGCACCTATCAAGAAACTGTTTGCAGTGATATTACCATTAGCAACCATATTGCCTGCAGTTGAACGGATGTTGCCGACTGCAAGTAACTCTGTGCCTGTGATTGTTACTACGTTTGCATTGCTTGCTGCACTAAATTCAAGGTTTGCATCTTGGAATATTCTGATGTTGCTTGTACCATTTGCTATGTTGAAAGTGTTTAGATTTGCAACATTTAGATTACCATCAATGTCAACGGCGCCGCTAAAGTTTGCGGTGTTCCCTGTAAGTTCTAGGTTAACTGTTAAGTTATTAACTATTACATTACTGCTAAAGTTTGCAGTATTGCCACTTATCGCATTGTTAACAGTAAGAGCATTTGTTATAGTAGTTCCAGTAACGTTTGCGTTTGCAGTAAAGACTGTTGAGTTTGCCGTAACGTTTTGTGCGATAGTAGCACCAGTAAAGTTTGCAGTGTTACCAGACAACTCTAAGTTAACATCTAAATTGTTGACTTGTACGTTACCTACAAAGTTGGCTGTGTTACCAGCAACATTTAAGTTAACTTGTAAATTATTTGTAATAGTGTTGCTTGCAACATTAACAAAGTTGGCTATCGCTAGATTGCCTAAATTTGCATTATTGAACTGGCTATTACCTAAAACAGTGAATAGTTGTGAAACATCATCATATGTGAAGTTTGCACTTGCAGCAAAGTTATCATTGATGTTAAATTGAATCTCATTGTTGTTGCCTGCTGCCTCTTGAAAATCCCAAGGCACACCGTTAGCATATAGCAAGTTGTTTGTTCTTAGATTTCCTACATTAGCTGTATTTGAAACAACTAACCAATTATCCATCACAACATTGCCATCAAAATTTGCAGTATTCGCCTGCAATTCTAAATTTACTGTTAAATTACTTGTAACTGTGTTGCTTGCAACACTTACAAAGTTGGCTATTGCCAAATTTCCAAGATTAGCATTTAATGAAGTAACATTACCACTAAAGTTACCGGTTACTGCATTTAATGTATTAGTTACATTGATGTTGTTAGCATTAGCAATATTACCTTGAACCACTAAGTCATTGGTAAAGTTTGCAAAATTAGCAGTGACCAAGTTACCGAGATTAGCATTTAATGTCTTAATGTTACCGCTGAAATTTGCTGTATTACCTGCAAGTTCTAAATTGACTGTAAGATTGCTTGTAGTGATGTTAGAAGCAACATTTACAAAATTAGAAGTTGTTAGGTTACCGAGATTAGCGTTGTTGAACTGTACATTGCCGGTTACAGTTAATAAATTGGTCGCTGTATTAAAAGTGAAGTTGGCGCTAGCACCAAAATCATTATTATTATTGAACTGTATCTCCGTGTTAGATCCTGCAGCCTCCTGCAAGTCCCAAGGTGTACCGTTGGCATAGTAAAGATTATCTGTTAAGATACCATATGCAGCATTATTTGCCGGGTTTATTAATACATTTCCGTTAAATGTACCTTTATTTGCTGTGATATCTGCGTTTGCAAGTATCACATTGGCTGGTATTTCTCCTACTGAGAAGCCGCCTACTGAATTAAGTGGTTTAAGTGCCATTTTTGCTAATCTCCATTATCTTATTATTTATCGTAATCCTATTCTTTATAAGTCGTAATCATCATTTTATGAGTCATCAAATTTGCTGTTTGTGGTGTTATTTGTAACTGAATAGACGGCGGAGAAACAATATTCCCTGCGTCATAAGCCACAACAAAATCCCCTGTGTAACCATTAACAGGTAAAGTGCTATACTCTACATAGTTAAGTACTCCGCTGCACAGTACAGCCGAAATTTTGATGAAGTTTCTAATTACTCCATCGGTTGAAATAATTGTATAATCTACAGCCGCAATATCTGATGCATCTATAGACAACAATGTTGTAGTAGATGTGTCACTTGTAGTAGCAAAAAATACATTTGAGTGGCTAAACTCATATATTCCTGAACCCATGACAAATGCATTTGAAATCAAGTTACCAGCAATTTGCACGTTGTTAGTTGATTCATTAAATGTAAATACCGAACTTCCGCCAAATGTGCCGGCTTTGTTATATTGAACTTGAGTATTACTACCGCCTGGTGTGCCGTTACCTCCGCTTCCGCCTGCAGCCCAACTTAGGTTTCCTGCACCGTCAGTTGATAATACATATCCATTAATTCCTCCTGCAATATGTAAATTTTCTATGTTACCTAAATTAATATTTGCTGAATTTGCAGCATTAATATTGCCCCTTACAAACAGTTGAGCCGCTGTATGAATATAGGCATTGCTGGTGAAGTTTGCTAAACCGGTAACGTTTAAATTAGTTGTTCCTATTGTTCCCGGAGTCGTTATATTTGCTGCGCTAAAAGTATTGCTTACTGATAAGTTTCCGGCGCTAACATTGCCGCTTACTGCCAATGATGTTAATGTGCCTAGACTTGTGATGTTAGGTTGCGCTGCATTACGCACAGTATCAGATGTCTCTACACCTAAATTTGCAACAGGTGTTGTGCTGTTAACAACAAACGGGGCTGATCCGGTAGAGACATTAGAAATATAAATAGGTGCTGTTACTACATTAGAAATGTTGGCATTACCGCCGACAAATAGAACGTTGTTTGTTTTGTTCCATGTAAAGGCATTATCACCGCCAAAATTGCCGTCATCATTAAATTGAATGTATGTGTTAAGTCCGCCTGGTGGCGTAGCATTTGCTGCTGCTTGATCTATCCAACTTAAATTTCCAGATCCATCGGTACTCAAAACATAATTAGCATTACCACCTAATATTTTAACGTTACCGACATTTCCAAGATTACTGTTACCTGACACTGTTAGGCTTGTTAAATTACCTAAACTTGTAATATTAGGTTGCGAAGCGGTAGTCAAAGAACCTATTAATCTTTCTGCTTGAACAAAATTACCTGCATCTAAATTACCTGTAATTGTAATATTGCTAGCCGCTCCTATTCCGCTCATCGAACCATTAAACGTTATATTACCGTTGCTGTTAGGTTGTGCAGTATCAACATTTAACCAACCAACATTACCTAAATAATGTATGTTTAATTGTGAGTTAGTAGTAAGCGTACCTGCTATAAAATTTGCAGATACTAAATTTCCCCCATTTATATTACCTGCTGTTATGTTGCCGGATGCTACTAAAGCCACAACATTTGCATTTGTTGATGTAAAATTAGTCGTTTGAATATTGTTAGTGACAGAAACATTGCCGGTAACTGTAAGTTGACCGGATACATCGTTCCAAGTAAAATTAGGGCTGCCTCCAAAACTACCTGCACTATTAAATTGAATTTGAGTATTGCTACCGCCAGGTACACCATTACCGCCATTGCCTGATTGTGCTACCCAACTTAAATTGCCTATACCGTCTGTAGATAGTACATAACCGTTGGTGCCGCCAAATATTTTTACATTACCTACATTTCCTAAATTTGAAACACCTACAACTGTAAGTGAAGTTAAATTTCCTACACTAGTAATATTTGGCTGGCTTGCAGTAGAAATAATACCTATTAATCTTTCTGCTTGTACATAATTACCTGCATCTACATTACCTGTTATAGTAATATTACTTCCTGTGCCGTCACCTGTTAAACTTCCGTTAAAGGTGATATTGCCATTGCTGCCTGATAAACCTGTTCTGACATTTAACCAACCTACATTGCCTAAAAAGTTGATGTTGGGTTGTGCGTTTGTAGTTAATGTACCTGTAACAAAATTAGCAACTACTATATTACCTAAATTTGCATTGCCGGCAGTAATATTACCTGTAACTGCCAAATTAGAAAGTACTCCTACAGTTGTAATATTTGGCTGCAATCCTGTAGTTAGAGTTCCTATAATTAAATTTGCTCTAATATTACCTGTATTAGCATAGACGTTTCCGGCAACTACATCACCTAATGTTGTAAAACTGCTTTGTACTGTAAAATTGTTAGCAAATAAATTTGAAGTATTTGTTACTCCTAAATTTGTATTACCTGCTACAGCAAGCGTAGTTAAAGTTCCTACTGACGTAATATTAGGTTGTGCTGCTAAAGTAACATTTCTTGCTAAATTAGCAAGACCATATAAGTTGCCTGTAAAAAAGTTTGCAGTAACATTATTACCTAAAATAGTATTTCCTAGTACGGTTAAGGATGTTAAGTTACCCACGCTAGTAATATTTGGTTGGCTTGCAACTGTAACGTTGCCGGCATATGATGCAAAGTTAGCATTTGCTACAGTACCTGTTATATTTGCTGCAGGAAGACCAAATAAATTATGTCCGTTACCTGCAAAATAACTTGCATTAATCCAATTAGCACTTGTAATATTGCCACTGATTGCTAGGTTAGATAATGTACCTACGCTAGTGATGTTAGGTTGCGCTGCATTTGTTACTGTCTGTGCTGTTAATGCTGATGTTACATTTGTTACATTAGAAGCATCACCGTATAAAAAGTTTGCATAAACAATATTTGCATTTGCATTAAATGTTGCAGTAACATAATTTGCTGCAACATTACCAATATTCAAAGTGTTATTTGATTTATTATAAGTAAAACCAGCATTGCCGTTAAACACTCCGCTGTCGTTAAACTGCACTTGAGTATTTGCGCCACCTGGACTACCGTTACCACCGTTACCTGTTGCTGCTGCCCAAGTAAGATTACCTGAACCGTCGGTCTGCAAAAAATACCCGTTAAGACCACCAGTAATCGTTAGATTGGCAATATTACCTAAATTAGCAGATGTTGTAGAAATCTTGCTTACAGTTAGTAAATTTGTACTGCTATTAAAAGTAAAATTTGCACTAGCACCGAAATTACCGTTATTATTAAATTGTACTTGAGTATTAGTTCCGCTTGCAGTTGCATCAGGAACAAATGGTTGACCATTTGCCCAATAGTAATAATTAGCATATACTCTATTTGCAGTTACATTGGCATTAGGGGCATTGACGTTATTAACAACGTTACCATCTTCGTCAATAACTAATTCCGGCGGTATGCCTACACTAAAACCGCCTAACGCATTAAATGGATCAACGTGGGACATCTATAGCAAATCCTCTATAGTAATATTTATCACAATATAATTTTCTATACCGTCAAAAAAAGACCCAATTAGAACTTTTTTCTAAATATACATATGTTAACTAAACAAAAATCACGACCTGTCTGTAAAAATTGCGGGATTGTCCCGTCAAAGTCTAACGGTATCAGTAAGTTAGGTTTTAAAAAATGGCACAAATATTGTGTTGATTGTAGTAAAATACTGTATAGTGAAAAGCACAAATACCTACAACATAAACAAATGAAGTGCGAATTTTGCGGATTTAAAGCACAAGATAAATGTCAGATGGATATTGTGTTTAAAGATGGTAATAAGAAAAATAAAAAAGAAAGTAATCTTAAAACACTATGTTTAAACTGTGCTAGTATTTTTCATAAAAGATTAAAGAAGGGTCGTAAGTCAGTCATGAACATGACTGTTGACAGTGATATTCGTATAGCATAAAAAAGAAAGGGCGCACAAGGCGCCCAATCTTTTGAACTGATCAATCCAACTATTATTGGAAAGTCAAATTCTGTACAGCGATCTCACCAACGTAGTCTGCTGCGTTGCCGAAGCTGCTTGCAGTGTTAGTTAATTCGATGTAACCATAACGAGTCATAAATGACACGACTGGTTCGAATGTTGATGGATCTAGAACAACGCCGCTGCTCATCAATGGAATGTATGGGCAATAGAATGCTGCTGCGTCAGTCTCACTTGAACCCTTATAACCAACCAATACTGGTTGAGTATCTGGAGCATATGAGTTGACGAATACGCGCATTGCGCCATTCAATGTACCAACGAACTTAGTGTTTGTTGGTGCTTCAAATGTACCTTCAGTAGTTCTTGCGAATGCTGAAGTTGTTGCTGACTGTAGAACAGTTAGTGATGCTGGTGATACAACTGCCCAGTTACCTGCACCGCGGCGAGTGCGCTGTGCAATCAAGTTTGCAACGCGATTGATTAGAACTGCTAGAGCAGCATGTTCGTCACCGACGTATGTTGCAGTACCTGATACTGTTGCTTGGTTGTATGTGAACTCAGTTGAAGCAAGAGTTGCTAGTGACAACAAGATTTCCTGATCGATTTCAGCAGTGATTTCTTGGGCAAGTGCTGCCATAATTTCTGCTTCAACGTCAATACCATGTTGTGACTGTGCATCTTGTGCTGCTTCAAATGTCCAACGTGCTTGCAACTTACGTGACTTAGCTTCAACAGCCTGACGTAAGATTTGTACGCTGATTTGCTTACCGCCGTTACCTTCTAATGCAGCAGTATCATTACCTGTATAATAGGCTGATGTTGTTGCACTTGATGGTGAACGTGAATATGCCTGAGCAATTTTGAATGGGCTCAATGCTTCTTCGCCAGCAGTTACAGATGTCTGTGCTGCTGAGCTGTCAGTCAATGACTGAGCATAACGTACACGCAAAGTGTGGATCTGACCAACTGGACCAGTCATTGGCTGTACGCCGACTAGTTCGTTAGCGATAACAGTTGGCATAACACGACGAATTACTGGAAGAATAACGCGATTTAGTGTTGCGATATTACCAGCAGTTGTTGTGCCTGCAGTACTTTCTGCGAGCAACTGTTTCTTGGTGTTTTCTAAGATAACACCCATTGTTGAGCGGCGAGTTCCTTTCAAGCCTTCTAGTAGGGCTTCCTTGGTCTCGTCCCAACGGCTTTCTAAGAGTACTTTTGACATTTTAATTATCTCCTAATATGTCTTACTTAAGCCCTGCCAGACGCTTGAGATCAATAACGTGTCCGTTATCTTCCTCAACTTCTTTTTTGGCAGTTTCTTTATCACCAGTCACTTCTTTAATAACACTTTCTGTTAAAGGAGTTTTAGCGCCTGCTTTAACTGTTCCAGTGTTTAGAACTGCTGGTAAATATTTTGCGAAAGCGCCCTGCAATTTTGTTGTTTGAACACTTTCTAGTAAAGCCTTCATTACTTCTTTCTTCTCTTTGTTTAATGGGGCTAGGAGTTCATCCATTGCCTTTTCACGTTGAGTTGACTCTTTGATAATTTTGACTTCACGATCCTTTATTTCAGCAACTTGAATTGCTTGTTCAGCAATTTGTGTTGCCTTAGCAAGTGCTTGTTCTTTGGCTGCAATTGTTGACATTAACTTGCGAGCTTCTGCCTTATCATTGAGATAAGTTACAGAATATTCGCTAGCAAATGCTTCAAACAACTTACGACCAAAGTTATTTTCACGGGCTAATTTAATATCTTCCTTGAGTTGTGATAATTCACCCTTCAATTGAGATGATACTGCTTTGCCGACCTTGGCAGCACTTTCAGCAACAAATTTTGCCTTAAGTTCTTCAAGTTTTTCGCGGCCTTCAGCAACTAATCTTACACGTGCCTCAACAACAGCCTTCTTGTCTTGTGCAAACTCTTTAATTTCTTTAGCAAGAGCATGAACAATAAACTTTTCTAACTTTTGTTGATTTTCCATTTGTGCTTTACGATCATTACGCAATTCTCTAATTTCTTCTGCTAACTTAGTTACCATAAAGTCATTAAATTTAGTTGCGTGTTCACTTAAAGCAACACGGGTAGCAACACGATCTGCTACTAGTTGTTTCTTTTCTTCATGAAACTCTTTGATTTCCTGAGAAAGATTTTCAGTTAACATCTTATCTAGGGCTTCTACCATCACACTACGATCATGTTCGTAACGTTGTGCGAATTCCTCACGGAGTTCGCCGCGTACTTGATCGCGGGCTTCAGTCAACTTTCCTTCCCAAACTTTTTGAAGTTCGTTTGAGACATCTTCGTTGATTAGACCACTCTCTAGTAATGGTTTGATAGCATCTAACATGCTCATATCCCCTATTATTTAATTTTCAATTCCTTGATAAGGCGTTTTACTTCCTCACCTAAGAAATTTTGTACCTTTTTGTTGCCCCTTGCTTCCCTAGCGACATCTAAAACTTTATGACCATGCTTCATATTCATGAGGCTTTCGTATATTGCTTTAGGATATGCGTTAGGTGCGCTTGGTTGTGCAACGATATCAACAGTGATTATTTCAAAATCACTTACTTTGCCGTTCAAATCACTTACATTACCTGATCCGCGACTTGAAACGCCGAGTTTAACACCACTCTCCAACATAGTCTTTACTAATTGACCCATTGGAGTTGGTAGAATCTTTAGTTTACCGAAACCGTTAGCGCCATCCATCCACATATTTGTGATCATATGACTTACGCGGTCTAGGTTAATTTTAAGGTCATCTGGGTGATCTACTTCACCCAATACACTATAACCTTCTTGAATTTGTTTGTTTAACGTGTTGACTGCTGTTTCAATTTCATTAACGGGGTAAACACGCTCATTTGCGTTCTTTACCCCGCCCTGAATAAAGATGCCCTTCATATAGAGGGTCTTTAATTCATCGTTGCCTTCCTTGACGGCTTCAACGATTATGTTCGCTCTATCAAACGTTAAGTGTTCTCTGAGATACAAAGCCATTTGTCTCCAGTTAACTCTTAATTAGCCTTTAGCCACTGGGCTTTTAGCATTCGAACCATCATCACCGTGTTTTGGTTTTGGTGCGTTCTCTAACTTTGCGCCTTTTTGGCCTGGTGCATTTTTAAATTTGTTTGCTCCCGGTAAATCGCCTTCCTTCTTACTATATTCGTTTGAAGGACCTTTTGGACCTGTTGGTACTGCTTCACTGTCGCCTGAGAATTTAACAGGATTTACCCCTGCTGCTTTTACTTTTGGCTCATGTAAAGTTGGGCTCTTTGTTTGTGCTCCGTTGTCACCGTGTGTTACAGAAACTTTCTGTAATTGTACGGCTTCCATCATTGCTTCCTCTTCTTCATCGGAAACTTCTACTTCTTCATCACCCATTTCTTCTTCACCTGAATCGCCCCTTAGTACGGCTTCAAGGTCTGCAACTATATCTTCTAATTCGTCTTTGACTTTTGCGACTTCGCCAGCGTCAACATCACCTGCTGGTTCTGCATCAACTTCTTCTTCGCTGTCAATTTCAAGGTCTTCAACTTCTTCTTCATTCATTCCTGTTTCTTCAACATCAATCTCATCCAGTAAATCTGCAACTTGACCATGCATCTGACCGCCTTCGTCCATCATTTCTTCATCCATGATTGATTCATAGATTTCGCGTGATTTTTCAACTACGATTTCATGAAATAATTCACGGGCTTTTTCATCTTGCTCATTGATGATGAGGTCAATAAGCTGTTCGTATTTCTTGTTTTCCATTTGTGTTCTCCTGGATAATAATGGCTTTGTAGAATTATTTAGTGAATATCACTAAAAAGAGTTCAATAAGTGCGATTTTTTTGCGTTTTTAGTGTTTTACGCAGTGGGTTGCTGTGGTTGTGCTGGAATTCCGTATTGCTCTTTAACTTTTTTAAGGTATTCTTTCTTTTCAAAATTTCTTACGTCTAGCATTTTACGTAATTTTCTGATATGTTCTAGTGTAAGTTTTGTCTTACGGCTTGTTCTCCAAACCGGCTTACTATTATCATCGCTGATATCTTGATAGCCCGGGACGGGCGGATTGAACATTTCAATTAAATGCATATTAGTATTTATCTTAACCCGGCGGACCTGCTGGTCCAGCAGCTGGTCCAGCCTGTGGTCCTGCAGCCATAGCCGCATTTGGTCCTGCAGCATTAACTGGTCCTGCTGGCGGCTGTTGTTCGGGGCCCATTTGTTGTTGCTGTGCTTGTTGCTCTAATTCTTCGCCTGTTTCTTTATCAGATTCAATATCGCTTACGCTGACACCTATACTACGTAGATCAGTACCTGCAGGTTCATTAAGTTTTTCTTTACCGTTTTCTTCACGCCATAGTTTTTCGTTCTTGTTGATTTCTTCTTGTGTCAATCCTAAGAATCGTTCTAGTGCAAAACGTTTACTAATATAAGGAAATTGTTCCATTGTTTGATAAGTTGTTACTCTAGCCGTGTCAAGTTCACTTTGACGATATGCTGCAAAGTTTTGCGGTGGATTAAAACTTAATTCAAATAATCCGCTATCAATATTGAATCCTCGCCAACGCAAGAATAATTTGAATTCTTCGTCAAGTTTTTGAGCCATATAATTCTGTAATCGTTCGCAATATTGATTGAAACGATATTCTTGAATCAATGCTGTACCAACACGACCATCGCTTAATGGTCTATCGCTGTCATCCGGACCAGTTGGTAAGTAACTACTTGGTACACGTAGTCCACGTGCTAATCTGTTATTAAAATATTTTAAGTCATCAATTTCGCCTAAATTTTGACCACCCTGCATAACTTCTACTGATGATCCGCGACCGTCTGCGGTGACTGGAAAGAAGTAATCTTCATTCATTGAGAGTGGATTATATGTAGCATCTACTATTGATGCACCACCATATACGCTAGGAATTCTACGTTGATGAATTTCATTTTTAATACGTTCAACATAAGCCATAGCCATATGACTTGGCATATTACCTACGTCAATCTTAAATAATCTACGTTCAGGTGCACGTTGTACGCGATAAATTAATACAGCATCTTCTAATAATTCTTTTTGCTTATATACTTTGAATACGTTTTCTAATATACTTTGTCCAAACGGCCAAAATCTATCTAATCCTTCTGTTAAACTTAAATGTACTATATGTTTTGCGTCAATAGCCATCTCGCTTTGACCCAATGTAAAACGGCTACCGGATGTATTATATGGCATTGCTGGAACTGTATAAGGTGTGTTAGTTCCGCCACCTGTTCCACCTAATCCTGTTGCAGGATTAGCGGCAAAATCTGTGTTTGTTTTCTGTGCAACTGATAAGTTTTGTAAGTTAATGTTTAAATCTTTTAATACATATTGTTCGGGCAATTTGCCTTCACTTTCATTAACAATAACTTTGATAACTTTAACCATATCAACCCAATATAGTTTAAAGTTTTCGGGGTCACGCACAAATACTTGATCTCCGTACTTAATAACATTACGGAATATCTTAAACATTCTTTGATCAAATTCGTTTAGTTTACACCACTGTTGTAACTGTTCTTTTAGTATGTTTATTTCGTTGGGTGTAGGATCTTCTTTAAAATCTAGTGTAAATGCAGTCTTATTTTGATCATTTTTCTGTGTACTGAATTCTGAAATGATATCTAAACATGCGTTGATTTCAGCATCAACATCCATCATTTCATATTGATTGTAACGTTCAATTCTGTTTGGATGTCCTGTATAGACTTCCGGAAGTCTACTCATATAGTTACGATAACCAAAATTATCGTTGTTCCAAGTTCCATTACTATTTTGTCCGCTACTTGAATCCGTATTCCAAGATCCGGCATTACTATTAGCACCGGATATTGGGCTGCTGATTCCTGATCTATTTAAAAATTTCTTTTTGTATGACATTTTTGTTATTACTGTTTTATTTATAGTTAAACCTGACTATAACGTAATATCTTGCTAGAAGTTTGGTTACCTGCATCCAATTTATTAATCACTTCATCTAGTTTACTTGTCAGTACTTTGGCAATCATTTCATTTGCTCTAAATAAATCATCTTTTAAGTTTGAAGTAGACAATGTATCTAATTGCTGTTGGGCTGATTTGGTTTCTGTGCTTACTTGTTCTGAAGTCTTTTTACCTAATTCGGCAAGCAAACTATCTGGCGATAATGGTATTACCATTTCATTACCATGTAACATAGCAGGGAACCCTGATTTAGGGCCGCGCACTAATCCTCCCATATCTAAACTAGGTAATTCTTGAGGAGAAACCTCCGCATGAAAATGTTTACCTTGTGTAGTTGCTGTAGGATTATTGTATTCGTCATTGACTTTACTAAATCCTATGCCTTTTAAAATATTGATTATTTTTGCTGATTGTTCGGGGGTAGGTGTTTTATTTACTGTAAAGTCTACAGCACGACCTTCTTTATGAGAAGAGTTATTAAAATTCAATGCATGATAATAATCATTTAATGCAGTAATATGTTGTAATGTTAAATCACCAAAATCGGCGCGCTGTAATGAAACTATACCTTCTAATAACTTAGGATCTAGTCCATAACCCTCACCTTGTGTATCTCTAGTTCTGGGGTTAGCGTCATTCGCAGATTTTTTGCCCGTTCTATCTGCAATGATGTTCACAGGGATTTCTTGCGGGCCACGCAAGAATTTAGGATCAATGATACCTGTATCAATCAGTTTTGTCAGTGAAGTTCTGACTGTTCCTTCTCTTGTTTTAGGTGTTGCTACTTTATTTGCAACTGCTGCAGGAGTTGTTGCTTCTAATTTTCCAGAACTTATCAACTCATTAATGTTAGGTCTTACTGCTTGTTTAGGTGTTTCAGGAGTTATTATAGGAGCGGTTTCTGTTTGTGTTTCTGCTATGTTTGCAGTAGAACCAGGTGGTAAAGGAAGTCTCGCCTGTTCAGCAACCCTATCAATAATTGTATCTAATGTTTTTTTATCCAGTTTACCTGCATTTTCAGCACCTGCGCTATCCAATGCAAGCATAACTTTTGGTCGTAACGAACCTACTCTATTATTAGACTGACGTATATATCCTGCAATTTTACCAACTAATGCAGGATTAAGTTGTAGAGTAGTGCCTAAGTTAGTTCTAACTGAAATGCTTGAAAAATTAATAGGTGTTGATTCTGTTACTCTACCTTGTTCAGTACTTTGCGGTGTTCTTCTGCTAGCAGAAGGTGCTTCAGGGGTGGTCCCTATTGTTTCTGGTGTGGCAGTTTCGGGTCTAGGTGGGGCAACAACGGGCGGCTGCTGTTCCGGTGCTCTAGGTGTGGCAACCGGCGTAGTTATTTGAGTAGGGGGTGCTACAGGCGGTGCTGTCTCTACTGTAGGTGCTGCTACAGGTGGTACTGTCGGAGTCTCTACAGGTTGTGTAACTGCCGGTGCCGTTTCTGTCGCAACAGGTGGTACTGTTGGTGCTGCTACAGGTGGTGTTGTTTCTGTCGCAACAGGTGGTACTGTTGGTGCTGCTACAGGTGGTGTTGTTTCTGTCGCAACAGGTGGTACTGTT